GGACGACGGGTTTGGCTGTCTGGCCTCCTAGAGATGCGACCCACCCCCCGTGCTGGTCACGTCTCGGCTTCCAGCATGAGGATTTCCATATCAATGCTCACCGCGCCTGTTCCGTTGCTGACCTTTGCCAGCACGCCGATGTCGGTCAGTTCTGGGAACTTGATCGGCATCTCGAAATCCAAGGTGATGGTCTGCGTGACCTGCACGAACTCTTGCACCTTCATAACGGGCTTGTATGGCGCTGCTGCTTGCAGGATGCCTTCGCGCTTGAGGATCAAGATGTCCGACGTTGTGCTGCCGGATTGCTCTGGAGATATCCTGATAGATGCCAGCAGGCCGACGTGATTGCGAGGCACGGTGATGCTACCGATCCCGGTAGTGGATGACGGGAAGCCGTTCAGTTGTATTTGCGCCCAATCCTCGCCACCTGTTGCACGCTCGATGGTGATGTTGCCAACGTGCGATCCTGCCGACTGCGTGCCATAGGTGCCGCCCTCATAGACCTCAGCAAGGTAGAGGCGGATGAAGCTGTTGGTCGTGGCTGCTGATGCTGATGCGCCTGCGGTGGCGATGATCTCGGTGACTTCATCCCCGCTGGCATTTAGTCCCCACAGCTTCACAGAGCGTGCGCCAGCGCCGTTGGCCGTGTCTGCCGCATTGCCACCCGCCTTGACGCGAAGATGCACCGCGTTGGCGGGCTGTGGCGTGCGGTACACACCAATGTCAGATATGGGCGCGTATGTTGTCCCAACGGCCACGTTGCGCCCGAACTGATGATGGACGTGGGCTTGGAACATGTTGTTGCGTGAGACGTGGTAGGACCACGGCACGCTATTCTTTTGGCGTATTTCCACGGCGTTTCACTCCCGGATGGTTATCATCGATGGGCCAGCCATCATTGCCTATTGTAACATCAAAGCCCCGGTTCTCAATCGACTGAATGATGCCACTGTGATGCGCCCAGCAGACGCTTTGCAGGTTATCCAGATTGAAGAACAGATCGAGGTCGCCTTTGTGCGGCTTGACGTGGTGGACGACTGCTGAGTTTGGATGCGATACGCCGCGCCGCAGAATAACGCCGCAGCCTTTGTGCTGGCATCGGTAGGCATCACGGAACAGGGCTTGCTCACGCAGCACACGCCATTGCTTGGTGGCGTATAGCTTTCGGTATTGCGTGGCTTCGTCGGATCGCCAGCGTTCTATCATCTTTGCCATGATGTCACCTCTTGACCGCAAGGTAGGCAAACGTGCTGCCATAGGCCCGCTTGCAGAACAGGAAGGCCAGCTTGTCCGTCTCAGCGCGTGCGGCTGCATGGCGATGAATGCCGCCACAATGTTGCCCGATATGGTACACAATGCGGTCGCCCTTCTGTGCCTCTGCAAGAGCAACGAGCAGGGCATCCGGCCTTGTGTCGCCCGTGATGTAGATGGTCTGGCTCATTCACATGCCCCATATGATGTTTGCACATTACGCTGGAAGATACACATGCGTGATAACTTCCAAGCCATTGTCCTATAAGTCTTTTCTTTATATATTATATGTTTACACATATATATATACTTACTTATTCCAAGGAAGTGACCCCTATAGGGATACCTGATGGCTGTGATATTATGACTTATGCAGGTGTAAACATTGCAATGTTTAAACTTGCCTTTTTCTCTAGCATTATCAATACCTTGCATTGTATCTGGCGCGCTTAACTTCATGTGTAACATCACGCCACCACCCAGACATCTGGTATCTTGCCCTTCCAAGCCTTTTTGCCAGCCTCTCGTCTGATCATGCCCGCGCTAGCCATCTTCATTAGGATCGGCTCAATGATTTCTGGCTTCATTCTCATGCGGTTTGCCAGCACCTTGGTCGATGCACCCTTGTCCGGGTCAATGTAGTTGATGACCCGCGCTGCAATGGCTTCCTCTGGGCGGTCCTTGGAGTTGTCGTTGGCAAAGACCAGCTTGATCTTCGCATCAAGTTCTGCCCTGACGTAAGCGAAGGCCCAGCGCACATGGTCTGCCGTTCTCTGAGCGGTTGGGATAGCCAATATGAAGCTGATCTTGGCTACCAATTCATAAGCGCGACGGATCATGGCAACGGATGCTTCGCCTGTGTTCTCGCCCATTTCCTCGGCATAAGCGTGAAGCCACTTGGACACCTTGCGAAGCATCTCGCTAGCGTCTTCGTCTGTCTTGACGGGCTCACGATCACCAGAATATTCCACACGACCGCCACTGGTCATCAAGTCACAGTTACCGCCATTAAAAATCTGAGACAGCCGCATGGCTAGATTTTCAGGCATAGGGCGCTTGCGAAAGTTCTCTCGTTCTTCTGGGTTGTTGTCCGTTTCTGCCACGATGATAGCACGGCCCACAAAGCCCTGCGTTGCTGTTTCACCATCCATGATCTGATCGAAGGTGCCGGGGGTTGTGAAGCCAACCACTGAGAGGAACGGCCTTTCAAGACCCTGATCCACCATGTTCAGCATACGCTGTGCGCGGGCTATCAGATCGGCACGGCCATCATCTTCTGCTTTGGCCAGCATCCCGCCGAACATCTTGCGAAGTTCTCGCTTGGTGTCGCCCTGCAAAAGCATTCGGCTGTTGGCCTTTGAATAGCCCGACATGATCGCGCCGAACACGCTTTCGAGATATGCCGCACCGCCGCGCTTCTGAGCATTACGGACCTTGATCAGAAAGATGCCGATCTCGTCTATGATGTAATACGCCGACTGATGTTCGATCAGGTTTCGCATGATCTCTTGCTCTGACTTAATGCCGCCTTGCAGCGCGTAATGCACGCCCGCCGCAATGTGCAGATCGGTCAGAGCCTGCATAACCGCCTCTTTGCCTGTGGCGCTTGCAGCCACGCAGAAAGCCAGCATATTGGCTGTGACGCCGTCCCGCAGGTCTTCGTGGCGAAGGCCGCCAATGTTGCCGATGGCAGAAATGGCAGATGCCACGGCCAAGCGGCGGCGGGGATAACGGCACTGGCTGTCAATCCAAGCGGCAACATCACCAACAAACCCGGGCGGTGTAAGCAGATCCAGCCCGTCAAGTGGAAATGGCGGGGGAAAGCGGTCGTTGCTTTCTGGTGCTTCTGGGACGGGCGGTGCGAAATCTTCCGCGCTGAACTCATCTTGAGAATAGGTCTGCGCTATCTGCGATGATTGCCCGAACTTGGCCCCGTTATAGCCAGATTCAAAGTCTGCAAAATCGTCGGCACTCATTTCTTACCTTCCATTTGATCTGTAGCCCACTTTGCAAAGGCCGATTGTTCGCTTGGCGACATCCGCCGCCAAAGCGCACCAACAAGACGCTTGATCTGCCGAGAAGCGAATAAAGCATGACCACCGCTCATGCCGCCAAGCCGATCGACAGCGGCAAGAGCATAGCACTCAAGTTCTGACGGATTGGCAGTCTCGGCCCAGAACCTTGCATCTTCACGGGCTGTGCCGTCGATCAGTGGCAAGAGCGGCAAGCCAGCCGACCGAATGTTCAGCCAATCATAAGCTGCCCATGCAACAGCCTCGGGGTCATGCTCGGCCAGCGTGTCAAGATAGACAACCGCCTGCGAAACGATATGCGTTGGGCGCACAGGTCTAACGGGTGCCGGAAAATCAGGATCGTGTGTCATTCTTCACGCGGCGAAAGATAAATGGACAGAGCCTCTATCGTCCTCAGTGTCGGGTTGGTGTTCTTGCCATCGCGGATCGCAGAAAGAGTGTTGCGACTGATCAAGGTCGAACTTGACACAATATCTAGTCTGCGGTCGGCCAGAAGGCGCTTTATCTCGTCTAGTGTAAGCATTTCAAACTCCCATGCGCTAAACACAAAAGCCACTTTACTTATCATTTTACACATTGTAAAGTTGCCATGTCGGGTTGAGGCCTATACCGACTAGGCGCGGGGGAAGCCCCCAAACATGAAAGGGACGATCCATGTCAATCATGGACTTAGCACGCAAGCCGATTGATCGGCCTGTCATTGTGACAGTTTGCGGCGATGCTGGGCGAGGCAAGACAAGCCTTGCAGCGGCATTTCCGAAGCCGATCTTCATTCGTGCAGAAGATGGGATGCAAGCCATCCCGGCAGACAAACGCCCAGATGCTTTTCCACTTTTGCAAAGTGCATCGCAGCTCTGGGAGCAAATCACGGCTGTGATCCACGAGCCGCACGACTACCAAACGCTGGTGATCGACAGCGTGACCGCTTTGGAGCGGCTTTTTGTGGCAGATGTTCTGGCACAAGACCCAAAGGCCAAAAGCATCAACCAAGCACTTGGCGGATACGGCGCTGGAACCGCTGCTGTATCGGCTATGCACCAGCGGGTTCGCAAAGGTGCTGGGCTGGCAAATGAAAAGCGTGGGATGCACGTTGTCTTCGTAGCACACGCCGATGTCGAAACGCTAAAGCTGCCCGACGTTGACGACTACATGCGCTGGACCCTGCGCCTGCCGCCGAAATCACAGCCGCCTTACACAGACGACGTTGATGTGGTCGGCTTTTTGCGGCTTGTGACCTACACCAAGGGCGAAGATGGCGACCGCAAGAAGGCCATCAGCACGGGCGATCTGGAAATGGTCTGCCACGCAACGGCGGCCAACGTGTCGAAGAATCGCTACGGCATTACAGAGCCTCTGGATTACCACCTCGGGGAAAACCCGCTGGCAAAAGTCATCCCGTCGCTTGGCGGGGCAAAATCTAACACCAACGAAGAAGGAGCCGAATGATGGGCTTTTGGGATCTGAGCGACGGCGAGACAGCCGCAAATACTGGCACCGAATATGAAGTGCCTTCTGGCAATATTGAACCGATCCCGGCAGGATCGTCTGTGCTGGCCATGATCGACGAGTGCAAGTGGGAGATGAAGCCCACTGGCGAGGAGTTTATCTCGGCACGCTGGACAGTTCTTGCGCCGGAGGAATACAAAAACCGCAAGGTGTTTCACAAGCTGTGGGTCTTGGATATGGACCCCAGCGCCAAGGACGAAGCGTCTGGCATCAAGAAGCGCGACAAAGCCCGCAAGATGCTGGCAGCCATCGACGCCAACGCAGGCGGCAAGCTGACCGCAAAGCCGGGACGCCCGACCAACGATGACCTTTTGAGCCTGACCAACAAGCCAATGGTTGCAAGCATGATGATCTGGTCAATGCCAGATACGCGCAACGGCGGCATGATGCACGGCAACTGGGTATCTGCGGTGGCTTCCAAGGGCTCCAAAGATATCCACATTGCAGAAGCAAAGCCGCTGCCATCTGGTGGCCCGGCAGCTTCTGGTTCGCGTGATGACTTTGGTTCCAAGCCGGGTGGCGGCTATCGCGCCCCGGTGACGGACGACGAAATCCCGTTCTAAGAAATGGGACGCCCAGCCCGTCAAGGTTGGAGCCGAATAGACCTGAGCAGTCAGGCGGCGGGCTGGGCAAACAAACATTAACCGATTGGAGCCGGGAATGGAACAACGCACGAAAGAATGGTTTGAAGCACGCGCAGGCCGCATCACAGCATCAAGCGTGGGCGCGATCTTGGGTCATGCGCCCTACGCCACACGCGACGATGTAATGCGCCGAATGGTGCGTGAGTATCATGGTGCGCCCACTGAGTTCGAAGGCAATATTGCCACCGAATATGGCACGCGCAACGAGGCTGGGGCGCTGACAGAATACATTATGGAGACAGGAAACGCTGTAGAGCAGGTCGGCTTTATCAATCTTGAGCATTGGGCTGGGTGCAGCCCAGATGGGCTAATTGGTCAAGACGGCGGGCTTGAGATCAAATGCCCGTTTGGCTTGCGAAAAGATGTTGCGCCATCATTCAAGCCGCTAAAGGAACAGCCGCATTACTACGATCAGGTGCAGTTCTCGCTTTGGGTAACTGGTCGGCAGTGGTGGCATTTCTACCAATGGTCGCCAAACGGCACGATGCTGGAAGTGGTTAGGGTTAACGAATTGTGGCAGGCTTTCTCTTTGCCAACATTGCGTCAGTTTCACGCAGAATACGTTGACGAGCGCAAGATGCCTGATGTCCATCTTGAGCCAAAGCGCCCGATCATCGACACGCCAGAAGCACATCGCATTATGGCCGAATATGACCAGATTTGCGATGCACTGGATCGGGCCGAGGAACGCAAGAAAGAACTGCTGGCCGACATGGTGAAAATCGCTGGCGAGAAAAACGTAGTTTTCGCTGGGCGCAAGCTGACCAAAACAGAAAAGGCCGGCGCTATAGCTTATGGTAAGGCTGTGAAGGCTCTAATGCCAGATGCAGATCTGGAGCCTTACCGCGGCAAGCCTTCAATCTATTGGGGGGTCAAATGACCCTCCGCCCCTATCAGGCTGACGCAGCACAGGCTGCACTGGATTGGATGAAGCGCAGCACCGCGCCATTCATTATCGACGCGGCCACTGGCGCAGGCAAGTCTCACATCATTGCCGAGATCGCCCGGGTGATTCATGACATGACGGGCAAGCGGGTGCTGTGCCTTGCGCCTAGCGCCGAATTGGTCACTCAGAACCGCGAGAAATATCTGGCAACGGGAAACCGAGCCAGCATGTTCTCAGCATCAGCGGGGGCAAAAGAATTGCGGCATCCTGTGGTTTTTGGCTCTCCGCTGACCGTCAAGAACCGCGTAAGCCGCTTCAAGGAACATTACGCACTGGTGATCTTAGATGAAGCGCATGGGATCACGCCGACTGTGCGCGAGATCATTGATGCCATGCGAGACGGCAATCCAAACCTGCGGGTCTGCGGGCTAACAGCCACACCCTATCGCTTAGGGTCTGGGTGGATCTTCAGAGAACATGACAGCGGCAATATTAACGGCGAGGATACCGCCCGCGATCCATACTTTGCAAAGTGCGTTTACAAGATAGACGCAAGGTCGCTGATCGGCATGGGATACCTGACGCCGCCAGTGATCGGGAAGATTAACGCCAAGGGATATGACACTGGCGGTCTTGCCCTAAACAGCAGAGGCCAGTTTGACGCCGATGCAGTTGATCGTGCTTATCACGGCCACGGGCGCAAAACGTCGGCCATCGTCGGCGATGTCGTAGCGCAGGCACATGATCGCCGTGGCATTATGTTCTTTGCCGCCACTGTAAAGCACGCTCAAGAGATCATGGCCAGCTTGCCACAGGGGCTTTCCGAGATTGTCACGGGTGAAACGCCAAAGAGCCAAAGAGACGACATCCTGCGGCGGTTTAAAGCGCAGCAGATCAAGTATCTGGTCAACGTGTCTGTGCTAACCACTGGATTTGATGCCAGCCATGTCGATCTGATTGCTATCCTTCGCAAGACCGAAAGCGTTGGGCTGCTACAGCAGATCATTGGACGCGGCCTTCGACTGCATCCCGGCAAGATAGATTGCTTGGTTCTGGACTACACCACGAACCTTGAAGATCACTGTCCAGACGGCGATATGTTCGCGCCAGTGGTAAAAGCTGGCAAGGCTTCTGGTGGCGGTGACGGGCTGACTTGCATCTGCCCATCGTGCCAATACGAAAACAGCTTTACGGCCAGCCCGTTGTATCTGGATTACCAAAAGGACGAAGCTGGCTATGTGCTGGATTTGGATGGGCGGCAGATCATGTCCGACTTCGGCCCCATCCCCGGTCACTTTGGTCGCCGCTGCATGGGGCTGGTGCAAGCTGGCAAGCGCGGTGAATACGAGCGGTGCGGGTATCGCTGGACATTTAAAGAATGCCCGCATTGCGCCGCAGAGAACGACATCGCGGCTCGGTATTGCATGGCCTGCAAGGGCGAGATCGTTGACCCCAACGAAAAGCTGGTTGCAGATTTCAAGGCGCTAAAACGCGACCCAACGCGCACGCAAACAGACAAGGTGCTAAGTATGTCATGTGCGCCCGGGATCAGCAGATCTGGCAATCGCACAATGCGGGTGGAATGGGTTACGCCATATCGGCAATTTGCCACTTGGTTTATGCCAGATGCGCCGCATGTGCGCGGTCAGGTGGCGTGGCAGGCTTTCGAGGCTGTGACTATGGGCGGGACAGTCTCGCCTAAAACTGTGACCTATGCGAAGAATGCAGAAACAGGCTTCTTTGACATCAAGGCTTACAATCGCCCAGCCGATGAAGCGCCAGATGCAAAGCCAGAACCTGAATGGGATCCGTTTGACGAGGTGGACCAACATGCGGCTCAGTGACTTTCAAGACATCGCCAAGAACGGCGTGGTGACGTTTGGCGATCTGGACTATCGCGGTAAATGCCCAACAGAGGATCAAGAGCAGATCACCTTTTTCAATCGTTTGCGGCGCGAATATGCAGCAACTTGGGGCAAGCTGGCTGTTCACCCACGAAACGAAGGGCTGCGATTTGGCGGGCAGTTTAGCGCCGTTGCAAAGCACAAAGCAGAAGGCATGACGCCCGGTGCATCTGATATCATAATCCCAAGCCGGGTGACGTTTGTTTGCGAATTGAAGCGACGAGACCCGACGCAAGGGCGCTGGCAAGATGGGCAGCGTGAATATTTGGAAGCGGCTGCTAAGGCTGGGGCTTTTGCCTGCGTTGCTCTTGGCTGTGAGGCGGCATGGCAAGCTTTGCAAGCTTGGCTGGCGGCCAGCGATCTAGCCTAGCTTACGCCCATAAAAGGCTTCCAGTTCGGAAAGCCGGTTTTGAATTGCCGTCTTGGCGCTTTCGTCAAGGCGGTTTTCTTTGTGCAGTTGCAGCATGTAGCCTTTAAGTTCCTGCACGCCGATGATTGTGGCTACTTTCTGGGCGTGCGATGGGT